TCAAAGTGGCTGCTACCGCTTCGGCTGGGACCACGATCCACACCGGGTCGTCTACGGCTACAACCTACGACGAAATCTGGCTGTACGCCCAGAACACTTCCGCATCTGATGTGAAGTTGACGGTTGAGTGGGGTGGAACAACTTCCCCTGATGACCTGATCGAGTTGACGATTACGACGGAGGCCGGGTTGACGCTTGTCGCTCCCGGTTTGTTGATCAAGGGCAATGCGACCCCGTTGGTCGTGAAGGCGTTCGCTGCTTCAGCGAATGTGGTCACCCTGCACGGCTACGTCAACCAGATTACGGCTTAGGAGGTTCTGATGCCGAGGATTGAACGGTTTTTCGCTAATCAGAACGTCGCTGACTGGACATCCGGTTCTCTCGGTGGTGGTGGCGGCGGCGGTGACATCATCACCGAAGGCGGCGAGATGTCCGTCTACCCGAATCCGAGCGGTGGTTACTACACCGTCCACTGGATGACTTCCTCCACGACGTTCTACGTCCACTCCGGCGAGGTTGAGGCAGAGGTTCTCCTCCTCGGCGCAGGAGGCACCTCCGGATTGTCAGACAGGATTCCAGTGGCGCCCACCACGTCATCGGTGCAGGCAGGCGGTGGCGGGGCTGGCGCTTGGGTTGAGTTGCCTGCTGAACCTCTCACTTCGACCGGTGGACCTTCCGGTAACGGTTCGTACCCGATCGTTATTGGTGCCGGATCTCATTCATACAACACAAAGGGAGGAGACACGACGGGTTTCGGGAGCACCGCCCCCGGTGGCGGTAAGGGTGGCACTTCACCGTCCAGTCCATTTACTTATTCGGCACCCGCTTTGGACGGAGGGTCGGGAGGCGGTTCGCCCGGTTGGGCGTTTCCCACCCCGACTTCTTGGCCGCAGACGAAACCGACCAGCGGGTACGGGACCGCTGACCATCCTTCCGGCAACCCCGGTGGTTACGGGAACTGGAACCCCGGCAGCAGTACCAGTTATTACGTCTACATAGCGGGGGGTGCTGGTGGAGGTTCAGGACCGACTGGTACGGCCGGATCTCCGGCTACTGAGTGGCCGTCCCATCCATCGTGGGCGTTCGGCGGTGTTCGGGGAGCGGGTTCACCAAACTCCTTCCGAACCGGTAGCCCACAGTTGTACGCCGGAGGTGGCTACGGCGGCGGCTCTTATCAAGGCCCGTACCCCGATCAGATGGGCAATCACACCGATTACCAGTATCCGGGGCCAGAAGGCGGTACTCCCACTTCTTCGACACAGAGGCGGAACCGGGAAGGTTCTGCGGGTAATGGCAACGCCTACGGTCCCGGCGGTTGGCCGACTACGGATCGCGTCTACGACTCTGCACCCGGTGTGGTGATTGTCCGGTACACGGTAGGAGCCTGATCATGGCCGGTTACACCCCGATGTGGCATTACGCAAAGGTCAACGACGACAACATCGTCGTTGCTGTGATGACGCTCAACAACCAAGACGGCGAGGACGAGGCTCACGGCGCTGCGATCTGCGAGCAACTAACAGAAGATCCCGGCCCGTGGATCAAGGGCGCTCACACCGACGACCTGTTCAGAAAGATCGGCCCCGGTATCGGTATGACTTGGGACGAGGCTCGGGATGGGTTCATTCCGCAACTGCCCGGTCCTCCGTCAGATCCGTGGATGTCATGGGTGATAAACGAAACGACTCTCCGGTGGGAGCCACCGAACGGCTACCCCGACGGCTACGACCTATACACAACGTGGACGAGCAACGAGTGGCTCTGGGATGAGGAGAATGTGGCTTGGGTCAACGTCCCGCAGCCAGACCTATCGAATCGACCATTCCCACCCGGTGAAGAACCACCGAGTTCCTAGCCGATGTCGTACAGGTTTCTCCATAATCCCAAGTCGCCCGAATACTTGGAGTGGAAGTCCCAAGTTCTCAGCCCGACGTTCCCGTGGTATTGGAACCAGTCAACTGCGGGACCGGTATGCCTCACAGAACTAGGGCTGACCGCAGATGACGACACATCCTTCTGGGGTCACTGTGTGCTGTCACGCCCTGACTCGGCTCCCTACTGGGACGGGGTGAGTTCTCCGGTCTGCTCCGAACTGTTTGAGCAGACCGTGTGGGTGATGAATGAGATCGCCACCGTCAACAATGTCTCGTTCCAGCCGATACGAATGGCGTTCAACTGCGTGGTACCCGGCGAGGTGCCCATGTCGATCCCGCATGTTGACCACTACTTCCCGCACGACACCTTCATCATCTACCTGTCTGAGTTCACGGGTGGCAACACATGGTTGGAGGGACTTGGAGAAGTCGAACCGGAGGAGGACATGATCCTCATGTTTGACGGAGATGTGCGCCATGCCGGTTGCAGGCCCACGGGAAGCAACGAGCGCCGTGTTGTGTTTGTCGGAACCAGCGGATTCGTCCCTGAGCACAAGATCCACCGCACCCCCGACGCACGCGCCCAATACTTTGAACCCCTATTACCCGACAACCATAAGGAGTGACCTAAGTGTCCATTGCAACTGACCTAGCCGAACCTCAGACCACTATGAGTGCAGAACCCATCTGGGTTGATCCGTTCATCTGCCAGTACCAGATGACAGACACGTCGTGTTGTCCTGAAGCAATCGTGAATGCGAACCGGTCTACCCGGTGGGGCATCTCCGGCACAGCGGGCGGAACAAACGCTTACATGCGCGACTCAGACCAGTTGCATTTCTTGGAGGCATCGCCTCCGGTGGAGCATGAACCAATCCTCGCTTTCGCTCAAGAATGCTTGGACCATTACGTTGGTGAACGTAAGCAGGCCGGGGAGGTGCCCCGGTTCGGGTACACGGAGGGCTACAACATTCTCCGCTACAAGCCCGGTCAGGCATACCACGCCGTCCATTCAGACCAAGGCCCGGCTTCCCCGATAGGCAACAGGCATCTCACGTTCTGCATGTACCTGAACACGATCACCGACGGCGGTGAGACAGACTTTCCGACGCAGGAAGCAAAGGTGTCACCGGTGGAGGGTCGGGCTGTGATCTTCCCGGCTGTCTGGACTCATGCCCACCGGTCGCTGCCAGCGAAGGTTGACCGCTACCTGTTCAACGTGTTTTGGGGATTCTTCCCACCACAGGCAGCATGATGGGCACCAAGTTTGCTGCGTGGACGAAACCCGACAAGGGGACTTGGTACACGTCGGTCAAGTCAGGTATCCCCGCTGACGATCTTGATTTCATCACCCGGTATGCGCTGTGGCGTGAAGCCACCGAAGAATGGGAAGGTGACGACCAATCACCCGGCATGTTCGCCGCCTACAAAGACCCGGTGTTCATGTTCAACCAGCACAGGTTGCATCCTGTCATGGAGGAAGTCACCGGGCTGCGGCTGCATCAGACGTACAACTACTTCAGGGTGTACCGGCCGGGTGCGATTCTGGAGAAGCACACCGACCGGCCAGCGTGCGAGATTAGTTGCACAATGCTGATCGGTTCCAACTACGGCGGCGCATGGCCGATTCTTGCCGACCATCCTGCACATGGTGAAACGTCGGTGACGCAGCAACCCGGCGACATGGTTGTGTACCGGGGCAACGAGGTGGAACATTGGCGCGACCCGTTCGACCCAGCCCTGTACGGCGGCGGGCTGGACTCGTACCATGTGCAGGTGTTCACTCATTATGTTGATGCTGACGGCCCGTATGCCATGTGCGCCGGGGACGAGGTGCGGCTGTGACCGATCCGAATAGAATGAGGCTATGGGTTTAGCCCGTGACGCTGCGTCAGCGTATGGAGTGTTGGCAGGCCACACCGCTGAGGAATGGGCCACATACAGGCAAGCCCTCAGGGATTTGCCGTCCGTGTATTCCCGCGTGTCTGAGGTTGTGTGGCCGAACGACCCGCCGACGCAGGCAGCCATCGACGCAGAAGCAGCCGCATAACACATGGAATGGATCGGATTCGCAGGGCTAATCAGTGCCGCAATGGTCAGCGGAGTATTCGCTGTCATTGCGTCACGATATCGACGCGAGAATACGTCGCAGCATGCAGCGAATCAGGTTCGGCTCAACGGGATAGCGGACGATATCACTGAGATTGGTAAAGATATTCGGTCTGTACGAGAGTGGCAGCACAGGCATTTGGAGTGGCACGCGGAGCAGGGCAGTGGCTGAGCAGCAGAACCCGTTGGGTATCCAGTATGCGAACCCTCAGCGGGACACCGTTCGGAAAGTTTTTTACCGGGGCAATCTGCCTGCTACGGACACGTTGTTGTATACGTCTCCGAATCTGCCGGGTGCCCGGTCTGAGGTGTTGCAACTCATTTTCTGCAACACGTCTGCGGGTGCTGAGACGATCAGGTTGCATTCGGTTCCGAAGGGTGGCACGTCGGGGATAGATAACGCCGTGTTTTACGATTATTCGTTTGCGGCGAAGGCGACGGGGATCACGGATTCTTTGTCTCTGATTTTGGAGGAGGGAGACATGTTGCGTGGGTTGGCTTCGACTACCGGCAAGTTCTCTGTGATTATTACAGGGTTGGTTGAGTCGAGGCCCGGAGGTTTGGCCTAACCGCATCCGTAGGCTAACCTTTGGTGCATGGTAGTAGACCATGAAATCAAGACGTTGCCTGTTCTGCTGGGTGCCGGACTCGTATCTAAACGCTACGGCGTGTTCGAGAACGGCAACCTCGTTGACCTCGCCTACGAGTACGAGTCTGCTAAGATAATCGTCGAGTCCCGTAAGGACATGTGGGCAGATCACGGCGAATAGGTGGTTGATGATTCCAGTAACCGGCGGCCATGTTGACTTGAGCCTGCTTCATCCGCTGTTCAAGGAACGGCTCGAGCATTTCTTTTCTGATGGCCGTATAGCCAACAAAGTCAAGGTGGTGTCGGCGTGCAGGTCGTATGCGGCACAGAAATGGTTATACGAGAGGTATAAATCGGGGAAGGGCAATCTTGCCGCCAACCCTGACTGGCAGCGTCCCGATGGTTATTTCCGGGGGTCGTTTCATCAGGAACAACCAGACGGGTTCTGCTACGCCGTCGATTTGCGTATTACGAAATGGAACGGCATTTCCCAGAAGTCGGTTACTGAGGTGGCGCGCCGGTACGGGATACGACCCACTGTCCGTGGCGAATGGTGGCATTTTCAGCCTCGGGACGCAGCCGGTTGGTTTCCGTGCAACGCGTACCCGGATACGAAACAGGTTGACGCTGCAACAGATTGGAACCAGATCACGTTGGCGGTGGCCGACGTGGGTCGCAGGATTTCGATGTCGCCGCTGCGGAGGGGTTCAAGGGGGGAAGATGTAAAGGTGGTGCAGCACCGGTTGAATGATTTGGATTTCGACTGTGGTACCGCTGATGGTGTGTTCGGCAGGAAAACTAGGCGTGCGGTGAAAGGACTTCAACGGGCGTGCCTTCTCGTTGTTGATGGTGTGGTGGGTGCCAAGTCGTGGACGGCTATGTGGAAACCGGAGGTGCCGTATGGCCTCTAAGCAGCAGACGTTGGAGGAGTTCGCCGACGCTTACCGTCGTCCTACGACGATGTGGGCGGAGACGGAACTTCCCGACGACGTGAAGGAACAGATTCTAAGTATGAGTCATATCGGCACCCGCAAGGTTGTTCATTGGCTTCACTTGATCGGGTTCGACGCGGCTACGGATGCCAAGATTGAGCACTTCAGACGACGCCACGCCTGATCTCGCCGACTTTGTGTCCGCCACTCAGGTGGCGCAGGTTCGGGCTGAACGCGATGTCGCTAAGGCGGCGTTGTCGAAGGCCGAAGATGAACTGGTGGCGTTGTCGAAGGAACTGCGGATTTTCCGTGGGTTGCAGTCGAAACTGTCCGGGGCGCCGAAGTGGTTGACGCCCCGTCGGGCGAAGAAGGATTCTGTCGGCACGATCTGTGTCGTGTTGTCGGACTGCCATTTCGACGAGGTGGTGCGCCCGGAGGAAATGAACGACGTAAACGCCTACGACCGCAAGATAGCAGTAAAGCGATTACGAAGGTTTTTCGACAAGACGGTGGTGTTGACCCGCGAGTATTTGTCGGGTCTGGAATACGACGGCGTGGTGTTGTTCTTAGGGGGGGACATTTTCTCGGGAGACATCCACGACGAACTAACTGAAACCAACGAGGACACCATGTTGGGGTCGTTGTTGTTTTGGTCGGAACATATCGCTTCCGGTATAGCGATGTTGGCCGACGAGTTCGGCAAGGTTCATGTGCCGTGCGTTGTCGGCAATCATTCTCGCCGAACCCGTAAGCCTCGGTCGAAACTGCGGGCACGAGACAACTTCGACTGGTTTCTGGCACACCAGTTGGCTCTCATGTTCAAGTCGGATGATCGTGTATCGTTTCAGATACCGGAGTCAACCGATGCGATCGTCCCGGTGTATGACACGACGTATTTGTTGACGCACGGCGATCAGGCGCGGGGCGGTCAGGGGATCGGTGGACTCTGGCCGCCCCTGCTACGGATGCGTGCAAAGAAACTTCAAAACTATGAGGCTATGGGGAAGCCGTTCGACATCATGGTTTGCGGCCATTGGCATCAGTTGATTCAGGCGGCGTCGAACGGGTTGATCGTGAATGGTTCAACAAAAGGGTTCGACGAGTTTGCTTCGACAATGAACTTCGGGTTTGAACCTCCGCAGCAGGCTCTTTGGATTACCGTTCCCCGCAACGGTGTAGTGTGGCAAGCGCCTATACTCGTCGGGGATCGCAAATCTGAACGCTGGTAACATGGCTGCATGGCTACTCTCACTTCGCTACTAACAGACGTACGAAACAAACTCGACGAAACAACTTCGGGTCAATGGACCGACGCCGAGTTGCGTACATGGATAAACGAAGCGGCCCGCGACATGTCGCGCCGGTCGGAAACTTTGCAGTCCACTTCGTCTGTTTCGGTGTCTGCGGACACGCAGGAGTACACGTTGCCTACTGACACGTTGCGTGTCCACAGGGTTGAGTGGCGGCCCACAGCGTCGTCGAATGTGTACCCACTTGAGTACAGGGATTTCAACTCGATGGACACGGTGTGGTGGTCGTCGCAAACCACGTCAAAAGGGTATCCCACGTTTTACACAATGTGGGGGTATCCGCCGTCGTTGAAGATCGTGTTGTACCCGACTCCTTCTGAGGCGGGCACGTTGAAGGTGTATTACTACCAGCATTCCACCGATTTGGCGACTGACGGTACTGCTGATTCTTCAACGGTGCCTGTTCCGGCTGGTTACGAAGACTTATGCACGACGTACTGCGAAATGGTTGCGTTGCGTAAGGACCGCGATCCTCGGTGGCAGGAAGCCCGTGCGTTGTATATGGATTCGTTGACCGAAATGCTGGATCGGACGCGGCGTTGGACCGATCAGGGAGATTTTATTCAGGTTGGTCAAACGTATGTGCCGGGCTGGTTGTGGGGTAGCGAATGGTAAAACGTGATCTCGGCCGTCAACTGTTGAACACCCCGGCGATCCCGCCGGGTGCTTCGGAGGCTCCGGATGGCACTCTGCCTGCGGCTGGCGCCCAGCCTCCGACTGACCCACCTCCGGGTAGTTTCTGGGAAGCACAGGTCAACTTCGGGACCGAGACTCCTACTAATCAGTGGGTTGATCTCACCGCGGGTCTGCTGTCGGGGTCGATGACGCCTGCTGATCCCGCGGTGATCGGTTCGATAGCGCAGGACCTTGTTTCTTCGGCGACAGATTTGGCGGTTGATTCGACTGCGCTCGACATTGCTGCGCTGTCTTCGCTCACAGAGTACGAGTCGGCGGCGCAGGCGGCCACTGAACCTGTCGATTTCACCAACTGGGAGGAACGCACCCGTCTTTTAGACGACAGAGAGAAGAACATTCTCGCTGCGGCTACAGCGAACATGGACTTGTCGGCGATAACCGGCGAGGAACTGGATTTGCGTCTGCGACAAGTTGGGTTGGATAAGGATGAGGCCGCCAACATGTTGGGCCGTGTCGGGTTGGCGCGTGCGGGTCTCGGCATCGAGCAGGAACGCATCGATTTAGACGCGGCGGGTGTCGGCGAGGCCATCGACTTTCTGACGCAAACACTTGGCGATGTCGATTTGGACGAGGCTTCGTTGAACCGGAATCTAGCCACAATCGCTGACCAGATTTCGATGACCGATTTGCAGAAGTCTGAGATTGGTTACCAGAAGGAAGACGTTGGTGCGTTGGATGAAATCACCAAGTCTTTGCTCGCTGCCCGCGAAACCTTGCTGGGTGAGGAATCAGGTGTCGGACAGGAACGCATAAGTTTAGAGAGGCAGCAAATCGACTTGGAGGAGGAGGCGACTGAACTTCAGGCTGATCGGGCTATGAAGGCTGCTTTGCGAGACGCTTACGCCCGTGGGGCGTCGTTCACGACCGGTTTGCGTGAAGACGTAACAGACTTGGATCGTTCTCGTGAACTGGCGTTGGACGAGTTGGCGTTGCGCAACACGGGTCTCGATTTGGCGTCGCGTGAACTGCTGGCCCGTACCGGCTTCCAGTCCGAGGAACTCGAAGCGGCCCGCCAACGAGCCGACATCGACTTGGATCAGAACCTGCGTGCGTTGGACATGGATTTCGCTGAAGTCGAGTTCATGGCTGACCGGTTGGGTAGGTCTGCTGCGGATGTGACCGATGCGATTACCCGGTTGGACACGGAGCGGCTGGGCATCCAGTTGGAGATTTCCGACCAAACTCGTCGGCTTTCTGAACTCGGGTTGGATAGTGAAGACATCGCTAACCAACTGGCCGGGTTGGATTACGACGCTGCCGACATTCAGTTGACGCTGGATGCCCTCGAGTTGCAGGAGAAAGGCATCGGTCTTGACCGTCGAACCCTCGCTGCGGACGAGTTGTTGCAGCAACTCGCTGTTGAACGCCAAATAGACGAAATCGATTTGCAACGGATCGGGTTCACCGAGGAGCAGGCAAAGGCAGAGGCGGCGCACGAAGAGTGGCGCAAGGTAACCGATGCGAAACAGTCGTACCGCGCTGACCAAATGGAACAGGCAGCGGCCCGCGGCGGCATCGCCGCTAGTTTGGCGGCGCAGCAGGCGATCGAACAGTGGGCGCCTGTGCTGGCTGGCATGTCGCAGGCTGACGCTGAACAAATCACGTCGGCGTTCGACCTGTTCGACGAGGTTGCGTATCCGGGTGCCACCAGCGACCTCGGCTCGGCGTACATTCCCGGCGTCGGCGACATCTTTATCAACGCCGACATCGACTTCCCCGACCCTGAAGGCATGTATCCGTCGCCGGAGATTCCCGGCGGCGGATATGTCCCTCCTGCCGGTCCAGGTGAGGAAGAGGAAGACGATGGCTTTGTCCCCGACTTCCCCGGCGATGTCCCCCCCGTCCCGCCTGCCGGTCCAGGTGAGGAAGAGGAACCCGAGAGTTCTCTGCCGCCGAGTTTCGAACCCGACGAAGAACCCGAGAGTTCTCTGCCGCCGAGTTTCGAACCCGACGAAGACGAAGTATTTGTTCCCGACTTTGACCCTGAACTGTTCGAAGAGTTTGATTTCGACGAAGCGTTCGACGGTTTGTTTGGTGCGGCCCCCGGACCGTCCAGTTACACGATGGACCCCGGCCAACGGAGAACAACATCAGATCGTCTGAGTAACCAGATCAACCAGTCCCCCGATTTTGCGACAGCGTTGCTGAATCAACTCGGTGCACCTGTGTTGGCGAATAATCTGGAAACGATCGGCGACTGGATCGTTGCTGAGGGTACGACGGCAGCGTTCAACCCGTTGGCTACCACGAAACAGGGTGGAAACCCGGGTGACGCGAACCGCGACCAGTACGATTCGTTCAACTCTGTCGGTGTGAAGAACTACCCGGATTTCGCTACCGGTGTGGATCGCACGGCCGCGACGTTGCGGGATTCGTTTGCGTTGCCGGTGTTGGAGGGGTTGATGGCGAACATTCCTGCTTCTGTGATGAACACCGACCATTTGGTAAATCAGGCGCTGTCTACATGGTCTGGTGGGGGTTACACCGAGTTCCCCGACGTGGCTACACCGGGGCCTGCTTATGGCCCGCCGAGATAGGTTAGGATTCTGATATGGCTACTCCCGCTGATCTGTTAGGCCAGTTGGCGCAACAGTTCGAAGCCGCTGGTCAACCACAGGTCGCTCAACAGTTCCGGTCTATGGCTGGTGGCGGGGCGCCGACTGCTGCCGCGGTGCGTGCCGGTGTGTCTGTTCCTTCGCCGTTGGCGGGTCAGTTGGGCCGTACTGTGGTTCAGCCCGGTACTGGTGCTGGCCGTCCGAATCTTCTTTCTGGCCATTATGGCTCTGCGGCGAATGTGCCGGGTCCGGGGTCGGCACAGGTTGCGGGACGCGGTGTCACGGGTGCGGTGCCGAATCCGGCGTTGAAGTCCCGTCCAATGTTGCAGGTGCCGAAGTTGGCGCAGCAGGTTGGTGGAGTGGTGAAGGACCCGGCGATGTCCGGGTTGGGTGACGCGTTTTCCAAGTTCGCCAACCAGATCGCCGCGAAGGTGCCTTCTCGCACGGCGGCGGCTGGCGGCGCTGGTGCTGGTCGTCCGAGGATTCCGACTGGTGCCGGTTTCAGCACCGGTAAGGGGCCGTTTGAGATGGGCCCGGTTGGTTCTACTGGTCCGGGTCGTCCGATGGGCAATCCGCAGACTGTTCGTGCAGCAGCGTCTGCTTTGAAAGTCGACCCGACTTCAGCAAAGCCCGGTCCGACTTCAGTAAAGCCGACTTCGGGTGGTCCTGTGCCGCACACGGCTTACGCGGAGTCCCGGTTGGGTTTGCAGAACTGGGCGAAGACGTTCCGCAACCCAAAGAAGATTTACGAGTATGCACAGGCGACCGCTAAGAGCAGCGGCGGTCGCCTTGCTAGCACAGCGACTGGTTCTCGGGCTGTTGGTTTGTTGAGGGCTGCGAACCCGGCGATGGCCGTCGCGATTGTCGGCAACCTGATGGGTGTTCCCCGAATGTACGAGGAGGGCACAACTGGAGATCAGATCGCGGAGGGCGTTCTTATAGGGGCGTCGTTTGGTGCGTCGTTCGGCGGGGTTGGCGCTTTGGTGGGTGCACCTGTCGGCATGGCGTTGAACATTATGACCGACGGCAAGGCGGCGAACTTTATTCAGTCGCTGCCGGTCCTCGGCGGGTTTTTCGGCGGCACCGAGGAGGAGAAGGCCAACACAACGCAGATGGCTGCTGACATGTTCGCTACAGCCGCCAAGGTTCAGGGTGTAGAAAACCCCGACGAGGTGGCTGCTGCTGCTTCGGCTCAGTTTGATGTGTTCAACTCGATGATGGAGTCGGGGATATTGGACCCGGATCAGGCGTTCCAGATGATTCTCACAGCGGGCCGTATGGCTGGTTTGACTGGTTTCCCGTGGAACCCGGATGAACTCACCCCGATTTATTCAGCGGAAGACATTTCAGCGATCACTCGCACGGTCAGCGAGGAAATGAAGCCTATTCACGATGTCGCTACCGGGTTGATGGCGCAAGATTTCAGCCATATCGCAGATGAGGACACTCGCGCAAGGTTGATAACGGCGGCGCAGCGGGCTGCCGGTGACTTGGAGGAGTCGTTCGGGTCGGCGTTGCGTGCCCCTGCACAGTCGGCGATCTTGGCTGGTGCTCAACGCGGTCAGACTTCTCAGTCTCTGGGCGGCCAGTTGGGTGGTTTAGACGAGTTCGAGGCGCTTTTGTCCGGCGTGGGTTGATGATCCGTGGCGACGTTCACGACGCCGGTACTGCCCGGTAGAACTAAGGGCCTAGATACTTCTAAGGATCGGTGGCGACGCAGGTCTGCGATCGCTATGCAAAACAATGTTCCGTTGGACATTGTTCGAGAGGTTTACCTTTACGATCAGGAGCGCGTGAACCGCGGCGGCAGCCCAATGTCTGACCGTGAGGCTGCGGTAGCGATCCTTGGCGCTCAGGGCAAGGGGGGTGAAACGGGTCGTATCGGCGGGTTTGTTGAGAACGCCGCGTCGGATTTGAGAGACATCGTTTTGGGTTTGCCGCAACTACCGGGGTTTATTTTGAAGGAACCCGCGGAGATGGGCGACCCGGAAACTGGTTTGGGTCCGTCGGTGTCGGCTGGGTTTGAAGCCTTGTCGGAGGGTGATTTCGGCAAGGGGATAGCGAAGATTGCTGGTGCTCCCGGTTTGCGTCTAATCCCCGGTTCGTTCACGGCGGAGATGATCGGCGGTGGCTACGAGGGAGATAAGGGTCCGGGGGAACTGGCAAAGCATCCGTTGTTCACGTTTCTGGATTTGTTGCCGGTGGCGTCCAAGGCTGGTTTGACTGATGCTGCGTTGAGTCGTCTCACCGGGTCTAGCCCGTGGAAGCGGGCTGCTCAGAATCTGGAGAACCGTGGTTGGGGTCGTTCGGCTACGGCTACGGCTCGCGAGTTCCGTAAGGGTCAGCGGCTCGCTGAGGAGGGTGTGATCGGCGAGTCTTCGTTGGGTCGCACCGGTGTTGGTACTCACAGCGAACTACAGCAACATGTTCTCAACTGGATCGACACGTTCGACGATGCTGAACTGACTGCTACGTGGGATTATTTGGAGCAGGGTCGTTGGAAGTCGGGTGATCCTCCTCCTAAGTGGGCGACGGATTCCGGCCGGGGTGATCAGTGGGTTTCGATGGCTGAGGACGCTAAGGCGATGGGCGACTGGTACGCCAAGCACGGTGAAACAACCTCTGGCGAGGTGTTGTTGGTCAACGGGGAGCCGTATCCGAACACGCCGGGTGTCAGGAAGCATCTGAAAGACATTCAGGACGCTAAGGCTGGGAAGAAGCGAACCGGCAAGTCGAAGGAAACAACCGAGTCGAAGCGTGTCCGCGCTGAAACTGTTCATGCGGAGAAGACCGCGCAGATCGCCGATTTGGAAGCCGGGTTGTCTGTTGTCGATGTGGTCAGGTTCTCAGATGAGATAACCGAAGCGGTGTCTGCGACTGAACGGTTGTCGATGGTCGAGTTGGGTCAAGCCGACGACGTGGCTAAGGCTGAACGGGTTTTGAAGTCTGATACTGCGGCTGCTGAACGGTTGGCTCCGAAGCGTTCTCAGGTTGTTGAGGAGTCGCCGTGGCCTGAGGATGTTCCAGCGTTGCGTCGCGGCGAGTCGGAGTGGTTGGAGGGCAGCCGTTCCCCAACTGTTGAGGGCGAAGTGGTTGCTACGAAGCAGACTGGTCGTGCCCCCACCACCGAGGAAGGCAAGTTGTTGGTGGTGCGTCAGAGGTTGGATGGCGAGGTTGTTGCGGAACGTGCAGCCGAGTTGATTGAGCGGCGTGTCGCGGCGCAGGAACACTTGAATCGTGTTGTGGCGTTGCGTCGGCTGACTCCGGCTCAGGCTCGTAATGTGAAGACGGCAGCGGAGGGCCGGTTGCATACGGGTTCGTTGGCGGATCGTGTCCGCGCTTTGAACGCCCAGATGGGTGACGCTGCCGTGAATCTGGATGAAACGATAACGGTTCCGAAGTTGGATTCGGTTGGCCGTCCGGTCGATGTGGAGATGACCCGGTTGGCGTACGAGGTCGACGAGTTGAAGGTCAAGGGTTGGGAAGAAAAGGTTGTTGACGGGACGACGTTTTCGAAGGAGCCGTCGAAAACGCGTGTAGCGAAGATGGTTCGCCGGTCGTTGAAGAAGCGCCGCAGTTCGCTGTTGGCTTCTGCTGAGGAGGCTGGTGCTTTCAGGGTTGGGACACCTGAGGCGGCTGAGGCTGTTCGTGTCAGGATTGGTCGGACAATCAACGACGAAGTTGTCGACTTGTTGGACAGGCATTTGACCGACGAGGCGACGATTCGGGTTGCGAAGGGCCACGACCCTTCCGATTACCGCATCGACCATGTAACCGGCAAGACTCGCCCCGGCGACAGTTATCCGACTCGGTTGACGACACGGGAACGTGACCTGATTCGAACGAAGCGGGGTACCCGCAAGGTTGTCGATGAGGGTGGCACCGAGTGGGAGATTTACGAGTTTGATTCAACGGTTGAGGCTAGTTGGGGTGCTCGCCGCACTCTCAGCAAGGAGTCTCCTGCTGCTGAGGGTGAACTGGTTCACGGCAACACGGCGTTCAAGAACTTTTCTGACGAGGCGTTGGAAAAGTTGGCGGTGATCGACGAGTGGATTGAGCGTGACGCCGCCCAGTTTGTCGAATCGGAACGCGCCGGTTTGACTGCCGAGGCTGCTGATCAGATAACGGTTGATTTGTTGGATGCTGCGAACGTGGATGCTGCCGAGGCGTTTGTCATGGTTGGTGGTCGGCCGGTGTCGGTTGCTGCTCTGCGTGTGTTGGATCGTGCTGCCGAGATTCTTCCTGAACGGTTGTCTGCCGGTGTGTCTCGTAGCCCGGAGTGGGAACCGATCCGTCAGATGGCTGAGGGGGATTTTGTAAAGCCCGGTGTTGCCATCGTTGAGTCTTCTTCTGAGCAGGCTGGCCGGTTGGCGGAGAACACGGTTCATTTGAATCAGATCGATGAACGGATCGCTGCGTTGGAGGCTGGCGCTAAGGCGGCTTCTGTTCCTGCTGACGAGGTGTTGTCTGCGGAACTGGCGTTGAATCGTCTCACGCAGTTGGAGTCGCAACTTCAGGACCGTATCGCACGGGTGAAAGCGGGTGAAACTAAGCCGGGTTTGCGGGAAGTGAAAGAAACTTTGAAAGCGCACCCGGATGAAGCCGAGTTGCGAAACTTGTACGACCAGTTGGACGCCATTGATTCGCAGGGCACAGCGCACCCGTTGTTCAGCGTTAGGGACGATCTGGCTGCTGCTGCGGCCGCGTTGGAGGATGCTGGTATACGCGTCAAACCGACGCAGGCTAAGGCGAAGTCGGCTGCTGGTACTCGCCGGGTTCGCACGGTTACAGAACCCGGCGACCCGGCGGCTTACGCTGTCGCTAAGTCTCGTAGAAAGTCAACGGCCGGTAAGGTTGATTCGGCTCGGAAACGCAAGGCGCGGATCGACACGGCGTTCTCTACTCTCAAAGCGGCGATAATCGGCACGGTGAAAAACCCCGGTCCGTTGCGTAAAGCCGAGATCGCTGCCCGTACCGGCGATTTGACAGCGGCTCGGAACCATCTTCGCGTAGCGCGAAACAAACTTGATTCGAAGACGATGCAGGAGGTTCGCCGTCTGGCTGAAGACAAGTCTCCGAAACTGGCTAACGAGATTGCTTCTATCGAGGCACGCATCGACGCTGTGTATGCAGATATGCCTACTAATCAGGCGCTCAAAACGTCGCGGAACCAGTTGGCTGGTGCCCGGCTCAGCCAAGCGAAGGCGGCTAGGGCCATCGAGTTGAACACGTCGGAGGAATCCCGGCTGGCCGCGAAGATTGCCGACGAAATGTCGGAAGCGGAGATCGCTGCCGCTAAGTGGGCTGACAATGTGCGTAACTTGCCTGCGCGGCTGCAACCGATGTATAACCGGGTGCTTAGTTCGTTGTTGGCTAAGCGGCTGTCGGCTCCAACGGTGCCGGATAACGCTACCCGCAAGTTGACGTTCGGGAAGTACAAGGAGGCTGCTAAGGCTGCCGGTGTCGCAGACAAGGAGTTCAGGCTTCTTGAACGGGAGGCGTTTGAAACGGTTCATTCGCTGCGGGCGGCTGGTTACGAACCGGTGTGGTTGCCGCACCGTCAGGTCGGCAACCGGGGCCGCGCTCCCGGCAAACTGTTCGGTCAAAAGATTGTGACTCCGCAGGCGTTCAAGCAGCGGTACCTCAACCCGGAGCCTTACATCCGCAACCTCGCTGTCGCGTTTGAACAGAACTCCGCTGACTTTATTAGGCGCACAGCAACCGAAGCCTTGTATTTCGGCGACGAAGCCGCTGGGTTGGATGGTTTGTTCAACATGTTCGGTAAGACGTGGGACGACCTGATGGACATGTATTCGGATGAGATAGCGGCTCAGCGTGCCGCTAACCCGCATGTTCCTCCACAAAACATTGCTCAACGGGTTATCCGTAAGGACTGGGCGACAGTCAACCCGACGAAATGGGGGTTGAGTGAGAAGTGGGCACCGCAGTCGAAAATCAAATACAAGCGCCGGGGTTTGGGTGTCGACCCTGAGGATTCTGTGTTGGCGATCGAGAACATTTACATGCCGCGCGGTGTGTCGGCAACGGTCGAGGGGATGCAGAAAACTGGTGGGCTGATCCCGTTTAGAAATACTTACGACCAGATCATGGACGTGTTCCGCGTGTCCGCGTTGGCGCTGTCTCCTCGGTTCTTGGTTTACAACGCTATCGGTGGTCTGGCGATGCTGATGGTCCGCACCGACCCGACGGTGCTGACGCAGTTGCAGCGCGCCAAGCAGTTTGTCGACGAGGGCAAACTGCCACCGGAGATTTCTACCGGTGCTGCGATGGTCGACCCGGATTTGACGAAGGCGTTCACGCAGGACATTTCAAGGCTCGCGACCGACAAGCGCACCGGGTTTATGTGGGGCATCGGCGAGGGCCGATGGTTGGGGGAAACAATCCGCAACGTGCAGAAGGCTGCGAACAGGTCGTTCCAGATCAACGAGTGGTTTGACAACGTGTTCCGGGCCGCTGCTTATCTCCACGAGTCAGACAAGGCGCTGGCGCGGGGGGCCACGGCAGCCGAAGCCGCTGAGTCTGGTATCAAGTTGGCAAACAAGATTCTGCAAGATTGGGACGCGATGCTTCCGTGGGAGCGCACCATCATGCGGCGCATCTTCCCGTTCTACGGTTGGATGAAGCATGTGTTGAAGTACACGTTCACGTTGCCGTATGACCATCCGACACGGGTGGCGGTGCTCACCAACTTTGCTGCCAACGAGATGGAGGATTACCGCTCCGGGATTCCTCAATGGATGGCATCCACGTTCTTTATCGGCAAGGAAGGCCCGGATACGAAGCAATGGTCGGTGAACATGCGGTCGATGAACCCGTTCGCGGACGTGGCCCGGTATGCCGACTTTGATTCACGCGAGTACGGGTCTGGTGTGGTCCTCGGGTTTTTGACGCAGATGTCTCCGATCGCGTCGTCGGTGATGGAGTCGATGGGTGTCAGCCCGATGTCTGGCCGCGCCCGGTTGTACCCGGAGATGACGTACGACCCGGAGACGGGGCGGCTGCGGTCTATGGCTCCCAACATTCTTCATTCGTTGCCGAAGTCGATTGTTCCTCAGGTAGAGGGGTTCGCTGGGCTGGTTGAACTGTCTGGCGTTCGGTCTACCAGCAGGGAACTACGCAACATGCGGGTCAACAACCCGGATGCGTTCGTGGGTCGTATCTGGTCGTCGTTCGGTTTGCCGTTTGCGCCTCGTAAACGGTCGCGTACGTTCGAGTTGCAGAGGTCTGCGCTGGCTCGTGAGCAGGCTGCGGGTGATGCTGTAAACCGGGCGTTGCGTACAGGCGACTGGGGAGATGCGCTAGGATACGAACAGGCGCGGATACGTGGCCAAGTGTTCAAGGTCGACAATCTGTACGCGCTGGCAAAACGCAACCCAGAACTATTGGAGGTGATCTTGAGTGCCTCGGGTCGGTAGTAAACACTTTCCGTACACGACGGCGGGACGCAAGGCAGCGAAGGCTGCCGCTAAGAAGTCAGGTAAAAAGGTCACCCATAAGAGAGGATCTTACTAATGAACTATCGAGACGTACTTGAACGGGCTGTAGTCACGTTCCTTCAGGCGTTCCTCAGCGTGTTCGCTGTAGCGGACTTGGCTTCGGCGAAGGCGGCTGCGATCGCTGGCGCTGCTGCGGTGTTGTCACTCGCTAAGAGTGTCGTCGCTTCCCAGTTCGGTGACGGTACCCCATCTGCCCTGTCGTAACTTTGCGGCAGCGTAATGCTTTAGTTCGCGGCGGTACCTGACCCGTTGACGGGCCGTGTATCCGCCCCATATTCCGAACTCTGATTCGAACTCTAGGGCGTAGTCAAGACAACAGTTGTTGACTGGGCACGTTTGACAGGTGGCGACGGCTGTCTGCTTGGTGTGGACGGAGAAGAACAACTCCGAGTCCATGTTCTTGCAGGATGCCTGTTCACGCCACCAGTCTCCGTCGGCTATCGCCCGGAGTCGGCGTTCAGAAAGGTTCAATCTTCGCCGTCCTGTCTTTCACCCATGCGAGGGCGTCGTCCAGTTCCGGGTAGGTGAGGTTGTCGACGTTCCCGAATATGCCCTTGAACTCGTCGCGCATTTCTCGCGTCACTCCGGGTGCTGTCATCCGTGACCTGATTTCCCGATGGTCGGCTGTGACGGGTTGAACCTTAGTGACGGTTGTGTCTGGCTGTAGGGATTCCCGCGCTTTTTCGATGGACGCCTTCGGTGTGGGGGGTGGCGGGGGTGGTGCGAACGCTTCTGCCACATCTGATTCTCTGATTTCTTTGACCGGTTCGGGTGGTGTGTCCCACCGTTCCTCTACGGTGGGTAGGGACACGTCGAACGCACGCCTGAGGGACATGACTTCAGCGCATTTGACTGCCATCTCGGGTCCGTACTGTTTGTTGCTTCCCGATTTGGGGTACCGGCCCTTGTAGCGGAACGGGTGCATCATGTCTTTGCGGTACACCTCGACAACTGCCCACCATTCTTTGTCGGTGTCGCCTTCGTCTACGACGACGATGCCGTTGAGTTGGTGCGATTGGTGCGCTAGGTGCAGCAGCCCGTCTCTGGTGACGTATGTGCTCTTGCCGCTTTTGTTGCCTATGAGAACAACGTGTTTGAGCAGGGGGTCGAAGCCGTACCGGTTGCAGACTTCGACGAGGGCGTGTGTCGCCGTGTCGTTCGGGTTGAGTCCCAGATATTTGAGGACTTCTTCCTGCTTCTCTGGTGTTATCACCGGTGCTCGTACTATTTCAGTCATTAGTTTCCTTCCATTTGTCTTGGGTTGATGATAATATGGGGTTGTGACAGAGCCACAGCGTTTAGGTCAGTCCATGCCGGTTATCGCCACTCGTGGCAGACCGTCTGCTCTACGGCAGATGATCGCCAAGTCGGGCGCCCCCATGTACTTTGTCGCGGGGTTGTCGGGGATAGACCCGTCAACATTGTCGAAGTACGCGAACAGGCGGCTCCCGATTCGCCACCATCACATGATTGCTTTGTGCGGGGTGTTCGAATGTGAGCCGGAGGACCTGTTGGATGAGGACGACTCCGAGTAGTTGGGAAGTCGTTCATTACGAACGGCCGTTCACTCAAAACACCCTGTACGGCCACGGCAACCATTACACCCGTGCGAAACTGGTGAAGCCGTGGCGTGAGTCGTTTGCGTGGCTCGCGTTGAAGGCCCGCATCCCGCACATGGACAGGTGTCTGATTGTTGCCACACCTCATTTGTCTGACAACAGGTTGCAAGACACCGGGGCCTGTTTCCCTGCTGTCAAGGCTGCAATAGACGGGCTGGTCGACGCAGGGGTTCTCGATGATGACGGACCTGAGCATGTCACCGAGTTACGTTTCTTCCGGCCAGTCGGCAAGTCCGACCTCGGCAACGCTCTGGTTGTAGAGGTCCACCGACTCGCGTAACGAACAGCAGCACTCAAGTCTGCCTTCGTTGTCGTAGCAGGCTGTCTTATGCGCCCACTTCGCTGAGTGCGATCTCCATTCCGAGTCCACAGATTTGTTCTTCGACACTTAGCATCGCTCCTTCTTCGTTGTCCACGTTGGAGATCCACTCCATTTGTTCGAGCATCCACACGGTTTGCACGGCTGCTACCTGTGCTAGTTGGGTGGCGTCTAGGTCTTCTAACAGTCTGCGTGTACCTGATCGGCTGAAATCGTTGTCGTTGTCCCACGCTGCCCGCAGCAACCCGACCGCTACTTTCCCGGCCTGTATCACAGGATGTCCAGAAGGGTGGGTTCTTCCCGGGTTTCCTGAGCCTTCGGGTTCAGCCATACTACTTCTGTCCTCTTGCCTCGTGGTTTGATGTCACGGGTCCAGTCGTCACCCTTGCCCCGTTGACTTGCTGTCATTGTAGTAACCCGGTCGAACTCGACCCGGGTCCAACCTGATGTATCAAACTTGTTGTAGATGGGGTGGTCGTAACCGGATACTACGACATACCCGTTTGCGCTGATCAGGGCGTCGATCATGGTTTCGTGCTGGTCGTTACTCATTTCGTGGGCGTAGTACTCGTCTTCGACGCGGGTGTCGTGAACGTACGGTGGGTCAACGTAGAACACCGTGTCGGCCCCGTCCCAGTAGTTGATCGACTCGATGGCGTCTCTCTGTTCTACCTGAACGGCGCTGAGGCGGTCGTAGATGGCACCCAACCGGTTGATGAGGGATTTCCACCCCGCTACGACAGCGGACTCGCCAGAGACGCTTATAGCGGCTCTGGACCAGTTGCCTTGTGTGCGGTATACGCGGCCTACGACGCTCTGGTTCATGTTGACGAACATCGCCCACGCCTGTTCCACGGGGTCCAGAGGATCGGTTTCGCCTTTGACGATGGCGATTGCTTTGACGAACTCGTCTTTGGAGTACAGCGTTGACCGGAGTCGACGTTCGAGTTCGATGGAGTGTTCGGGGTGCTGGATGACCCGAAACAGGTTGACGAGGTTGCCGTCGAGGTCGTTGTATACCTCCACGGGTGAGGGTTTGCGGTTGAGCAGCACCGATCCGCCGCCTCCGAATACGTCAACAAAGAGTTGGTCGTAAGGTATGAGAGGAAGCAGTTCGTCCAACATGCCGCCTTTACCTCCCGGCCACTTCAGCAGCCGGAGACTCACTCGGTTAGTCCATCAAGGTGCGCTGCTGCGATTTCAACCCAGTTGACTCGCCACACAGAACCTACGTCACGAAGCACCGACTCAACCGTTTCGTCAGGTGTGTCCGATTCGTCTACCACGTCGTTGAATACCTGTTTGACGGCTTCTGCTGTCGCGTACTTGGTGTCGCCCTCTTTGTGCGACGCGAGCACCTGATCCCGTAGGTGCGCATCCCACCCGTAGTCGTTGGTCATGTGCAGGTTCGCTGCCCATGTTTCACGGTTCGACCACCCGTTGTATTCCTCGGGTCTAACCGATCCTCTCCCGGCTTCGTAGCCTGTCCTGTACGCCTGATCCAACGAATCGTCGACAGGTTCGTCAGAGGCACAGTCGGTGCATACGTATACCTGATGTTCAGGGAACCGGCAGCCTTCCATGTCGCAGGGTCTTACTTCGTCCACCGAGCCTTCGTTGTCGCAGTAGTCACACTTGCGCCACTCAGGGAACCTTTCTATTTCATGTCTGGGCACTTCCGTCTCCTTCCATTATTTGCTTGGCTGCCGTGTAGCCCTCGTTGAGCATGTCCTCAACGACAGCGAACACTTGTTCTTCTGAGCAGTCGTGGATGGCTGCTGCTTCCATGATGGAGAAGCCTACGTCTACCCAGTCGATAGGGGTGCCGAGTTTACGTAACGCTGTCGCGACTTCTTCTTGTATTTCGAGGTGCAGGTCACTCATCTTCGACATGGGACTCCTCTAGTTTCTCGTAGAGGTGGGCGCAGAGGTCGCGTACGGACTGTATTTCGGCTTCCAGTTCCGGGCCTTCCGGCTCGTTGTCCGCCGGGTAGTCGTGTTGCGATTCTTGCAGGATGCCTAGGTCCTCAGCCATCCAACCCAACGCCGTGACGAGTGTGCCCACGTCCTGTTTTGTAAGTTCGAGGCTGATGTTCATTGGGCCACACTCCATTCCAAGTGCTGGCGCCTCATTTCTCTTATCTCTGGCTGGTAGGTGCGGGCTGTGACCGGCCACTCTGTTTGAGGGGTGGCAAACCCGAAGTATTCTTCGAGACCCTCGTCTGTTCCACAGTCGGAGCAGACGTACACGGGGTCGTCTTGTATGCCTCTCGTTGTTCTACTCAAAGCATTTATTTCGCGCGGCTCGCGCATGTTTGCTTCGCCGCATCTCGGGCATTTCTTCACGTAACTCTCCTTTGTTTGTTGGTTATATGCCTAGAGGTTCTGTAATCACGACCCAGATGACGTAAACGAGGCCCCATATGACAAGCCACATGATCGCCCCTGACAACTCATCCACGGATCGAGTCGGATATGCGGTCGGCTAGACCTTCCACAACCTCGACGACACCTGCTTCGGTGTCGTCGAGGTTGACCGCTATGGTGTCTAACCCATATTCCTTCGGCGAGTCGGTTCCTACACCTACTCCGACGACGTGGAGTCTCCGGTCTGGGAGTTGCGCCATCGCTTTCGCCCGTCTGCACTGTGCTTCGAGCATGACCCTCTGGTTGTCATGGTCCTCGGCGGGCATCGCACCGTCGGTGTAGTAGAGCAAGATCCGGTCGGTTGCCCGTTGCGTGCAGAGCATGTCAATGTAGGTTCGCATCGTCAACCCGTCGAGGTTCTGATGGGCGGCATGGAGCGAAGCGACACCCGATTTGGCTGCTTCGTCCCACGGTTCCGCAAAGTTCTTGACGAGTTGGATGGTCGCAAGCGACGCCACATTTGATCCGACCCTACCCCGCAAATCGTCGGCCACTTCTGGGTCACAGTCGACGTTGTGATCGTCTTCACCCACCAGGTACCGGCCTCCGGTGTGCCCGGCTACCGCAAACGCAATACCTAGCCGCGCAAGCAGCGTTGCTTGCGCGTACGCGAGTTCCACGAGGTATTCGTTGACATCTCCAAGGGTTGAACCGGATTGGTCGACTCCGATGAGTACGGCATAGGATCGTTTCCGGGGTTTGTCGATCCGGCGAAATGCTCGACGGTTACCGGTCGGAACTCGTGCAAGTTTGCTGCCATGCAGCCTTCCTCGCACAAGGTTCGGTGTCGACGCTGACCTCCTGTTCATGCCGAGTGCGTCCGCCAACTTGCGTTGCGATTTATGAACCGGCGCTTGAACTTTCACTTCGAGGTCGCTGGATTGGTCGAACCCGCCTCCTGCCGGGAACTTGTAGTCGGCGAGCAACTTCACCCCGTCACCGTATACCGGTACTTTTTCGTAGTCGGGTCGCAGGATCAGAGGCACGTAGCGGCCTTCACCCGAATCTCCAACCAGTCCACTTCCGCCCGGCATTTGCATCAGGTCGTCGAGGTGTTCCGAGGTGTCCCCGGCTCGGGACTCGTTCATCGCTGCTTGTATCTCAGCCAGAACGGGTTCGAGACTCTCGACGGGTTTATCGGCTCCACGGTCAGTCCATTTGGCTCGACCGAACGCCTCTGCTCGAGCAGATCGGTCTGACCGTGCGACAAGTTCCGACCTTTCTTGTTCGAGTTTCTTTTTGTCTCGAAGCCGTTGGCTTTCTTTCAACTTGCCGTCGTCGCCGAGGTCTTTACCGGACTTGATCGGCTGGGATGCTGCCCGACCGTTTCCGGTGCGGGAGGTGTCCTCCCCGGTCTGCTCGGGTTGCATACTTTCGAACAACCCGTATGTTTCTCGGGCGTATTCGGCGAGCACAATCCCGGCAGCGACCGCTTCGGCGGTGGTTTCGAGTTTGAACTTGTCGAGAACACGTTTGACGTTCGGGTCGTTGAGACAGGCCAGAACCGTTTCCGACTTCAGCACCGGTTTCAGGTCGAGATCGTGTTCGACCTCCAAGTTGACTGCGACACCTACTTGGTATCCGACGGGGCCTTCGACGATGCCTTCACCGGCAGCGGCCCGCACGACGAGCCCTTCGGCGAGCCGCGCCATCTGTTGACCTAAAGCGGATCGGCTATCGCCGACTGCTTTGTTGATGCGGGCGTCTTCGAAGGCGTTGGCCAGCAGGGGTGCGTCGGGGTTGAACCATGACGCAACTTCCAACCCTGATCTCGCCAAAACCCGTGGCCCGTTTACACATTGCCGGATGTAATACAACCCTGCGTCGTCGTGCCTGTCTATGAACGCTTCGGAGAACTCTTCCGGCATACCTTCCATCAGTTTGGCGATGCCGAGTTCTACTCGTTGGCAGAACTCGACATCAACGGGTTTCGTTGAGCCTTGGCTGATGTGGGCTGCTTCGTGTAACAGCACCCCGACGGTGATGTGGTAGAGGCACGATTCGGGTTCTTCGTCGCATACGCACGGGTTGTCCGGGTCTATGTCGGCGAAACCGGGGTCTAACGGTAAGTGAACCGTGGCTCCGTCTGTGCAGGGTCCCTGCGAGTGTTGGTTGATTGATACCCGCAGCCCGTTGTCTCCTGCTGAGGTTCTCACTATGTCTGTGAGCCTCGGCAGGAGACGGGCCGCTACCCGTGCCGCTTCTGCGTAGGATTCGGCCGTGGCGGGCTGGTTGACGGGTAGTTCTATACCGGGGTGTTCGACGCTACTCAAGTTCCACCCCACTCAACTCTTCCGGTATCCGTGTCAGCAGGTCCCCTATGGGGTCGCTGGAGTCTTGGACAAGTTCGGCTGCTGTTGGCTTGGAGTACTTCGCCCAGTCGTGATGGTCGAGTACGTGTACGACTTTGCTGAACGATTGGGTGTCCATCCGTTCGTACACTTTCGACATGGCTTCACGCACCGGGTGGTATTGGAGAAGTTCCACGAAGTTCATCAACGAACGTGTACCTGCGGTGATACCGAGGTTTCCTTCGTCGATTGACTTGCGTAGGTCCTTCCATGCCATCAACCCGCACACCACCTGCCACGCCGGAACCCTGTCTAGTTCCCTAGACTCGATGTGGTTGAGGAGTATCTCCGCTTCGATCTTCGAGTCCGGCCACCCGACGGCGATGTGCGACAACCTGTCGGCATCTGCTTCGGATAGTGGCAGCAAACCTGCGTACTGGGGCATCCAGTCGGGGTTTCCTGTTGCGATGATGAAGTTGTGTGCGTGCTTGAGCAGGATGCGTCCGTCGTAGGCGTCTAACGCGAGTTGCGCTGAGTCGTCGAGGACGGGTCGTGCCACATGCAGCACAGCGGGTGGTGCAGCGTTCCACTCGTCGATGCAGATAACTCCCGGTCGCCCGAATGATCGGGCTAGACGGGACTGCACCCACTCTGTTGTGGAACCTTTCAGTTCGTAGTGACCTGTCACGTCTTCCCGTTCGCTTGTCTCTCCGAGCGGGATGCGCTCGAATGGGACTCGCATCAGGAAGGCCATGTGGCGGGCCAACTGTGTTTTCCCTACCCCTGACGGACCCCACATCATTGGAACCTTTCCTCGTTGGAGGTCGACGGCCACCGAGTAGACGAGGCCGTCGTGGTCAATGAAGGTGGATTCGTTGGGTATCTTGATCCGATCCGACTCGGGAAACGATTCGGGGTCGTACTTTGGTAGTTCCACTCCTTTTGGCCCGTATGTGAACGAGTCAGGGGTGGGTACTGTTACGACACCCGATTGTTTCCCGATCTTCTCGGGGTGGACCACGATGGGTTCGAGAACTTCCCGTGGTTCCTCATGTTCGGGTTTTCTTAGCACTTCTCTTGCTCCTTCCAGTCAAGAGTTGGTGGCTGGATACCACCCCAAGCGGCCCCACCCAAGGGGAGGGACGGTGAGGCCGCAAGGGCTGGTGTCAGAAGTTCTCGACTGTGCGGGCCGAGATCACCAGCAGGTTGTCGTCGGAGTCGATGGCGAGGACCTTTCCTCCCCGCACAAACACGACTTCCAACAAGTCTCCTACACGTAGGGTTTCTCCGCGGGTGATGCGTTCCACTTTCTCCACGAGTTTGTTCGTGGAGCGGTACAACGTGCAAGCGTACCTTCCCGGAGCGACCCGTTTGACTGGGTACTGCGACTTGCGGTGCAGTTCAGAGAGTGTCGAGTTGATCGAATCGAGGTTGTCGTGCCCGATCCGTTCCCGCACCTCTATCGCTGTCCACTCGCGGTCCGCCTCGCGTTGGAGGAGTTCGAGCACCGGAGTGCGTAGCCAGTCACGTTTCTTGGTGGGTGTGTCCATAAGTTTCACCTCCTTCCGCAACTTCAGGCCGCTGCGCTTTACGCTCGCGGCTCCCGGTAGGTCGGTGAACCCGAATCGTTCGTCTAAGGCCGATTCGAGACTGCGCGTGGGGGTCACAGCCACTCGGACAGGACCTGAAGATGCGGGGCATCGGCACAGTCGCAGTCAACTTCGATCCACACTTTGTCGATGTCGACGGTTCGACCTTCGTCAAACTCGACTGTTACAGGGTCGGACATGTTGTAGTCCACTTTCATCGGAACCTCCATTCCTAGTTCTCACCCCTTCATTATACACGAGGTAGACGGGGTTGTCAAGAGTACGATTCGAGGTCTTTCACACGCCGAGGGGGTTGGCGTGGTCAATCAACCACCCTGCCGCGTAGCCCAGCAGCACCCCGGCGACGGCAAGCATGAACAACCAGCCAACGTAGGTGGCGAACTTTGCCATCACGACTCCTTTCCTTGTAGGACCCGCGTGTTGTGCCTCGCAGCAGCAAGGGTTTCGCGCATTGCTTCCAGCATGATTTTCACATGCTCGGGTGACGCCGACCCGTCGTCAAGGTCGGCCATCCCGTCGAACACCTGTTGTTCGTCAGTCATCGGAACCTCCGTGTTTGAGATCTTCAAACTCTGAGACGGTGACCTGTCCTCCGTAGTACGAACCCGAAGGTTTTTCACTGAGGGCTTTCTCGATGAGGAAGGCGACCACCTCCTTCATCAACTCTTCATGCTCTGTCATCGGAACCTCCATTCCTTCCTTGACCGTTTCCCCTCACCCTTCCTCCTCCTCGAAGTCGCGCCCGCAGTCCCCGCACCAGAGGTCAAGATACGTGTCCGACTTGGGGTCGTCGTCGTAGAACATCTCGTGGGTCACGGGGTATCTGACCTTGCATTTCTTGCAAGCAAACTGCATAACTCGCCTCATGCGACCACCTCCTTCATCAACTCTTCATGATCTGTCATAGGAACCTCCATTCCTTGTGGGTTTGGACCTTTCCAGAACATGGTCACGGTCCCTTTTACCTTGCCTCGCATATCGCACCTCCTCTCGTGCATAGGCGTAGTTCCCCACTACGGAATCGAACCGTAGGTAAACCGTTAGGGATTGTGACGGTAGGGGACCGACCGGCGCACCGGCCGGTCCCGTACCGTATTTATTAGAAGGAAACCGCCACCGTATAGACGGGATCGGTCCCGACGGTAAAGATTCCTTCTCTGCCGGAATAAACGGCATTCTTGATTTCCTTCCGCAAGGGATCCCAATCCCTCTTGGTCAGTTCCGTGTTGTCCCTCAAGTATTCCCATACGGGATAGTAGAGGGAAGAAATCGCACCGGGATTCCTAGAATGCCGTTGCAGTTCCCTACCGGAACTATCGGAAACCGTGATGCACGTCCATACCGGATTATCGGTTTCCTTGGATTCCCGTGTACCGTTCGAAGAACGTCCACGGTTGGCTGGCCGGACGGATTCCCACCGTTCTACCGTTTCCTTGGCCACGTCATCGTCGTCGGAGGCAAGGACGGTAATCGTCTTTGCTATCGCGTCGGCGGCATCGGTGTCCACGGAAACCGTTTCCGGGATTCCTTCCTTCACGGCGGTCCAATCAATATCAAAGGAATCCGGGACGGTTTCCATGATTTTGTCAAGACGCCGTATCCAGAGTACGTCGTCACGTTTTACCGTTTCGGCGGTCTGAATGTAGCCATCCAAGGAATCGACAAGGACGGTAATGTCCATGACGTTTTCCTCTCTATGTATGACAGCCGGTATCTCCGGCCGGTCCCTTTCCCCTGTCCTCACAGGAGGGACAGAAACAACAATAGCCGACCCGAGACATTACCGGGATTATTGACCGGCTAGACACCACCAGTCCCGGTTTGACCACCAACCGGCACATAGGGGGGGGAT